CTTTTTTTGCGTTGTTTGTTGCGGCTTGTGGGTAGTCATTATAACTTTTTAGCTTTATGCTTATTTCATCTAGCTTAACTAATATATCATCATAAGTTTTTATCACTCTGTTTAAAGTTTTATTGTTATTCTTGGTGGTATTAGTTGTATTTCTATTTTCCATATCTTAAATTTAAACATTAGTACCCTGCACCTGCATCTGTTACTGGTATTGTACAAGTATCAAAGTCATTCATCACCTTTATACCTATTGTAAAAGTCCACCCGCATAAAAGATTGTCAAACCTTTCTTGAAATGGTTCTATTGTAAATTGATCTTCTGTGAAATATAATGGATTATTAATAGCATCACTTACACCTTCTAATGCTTGTCTTGTACTATGTCTAAGCATACCTATAATATCTACACAAATACTTAAAGTTTGATTCCAAACTTCTTGCTCGTTATTTTTAGGATCAAGTAACTTAGTGAGTTGCTTTGCTTGGAATGTTTGCCAATTATCTTTTTCTGACACTAAATCAGCTATAAATACTTGAAAATTATAAACTAACTCACTGTCGCCAGTAGTTACAGATGTAGGGTTGATGTGAAATAAAGGCATTTTTTCCATCTTCTCTAAATTGATGTCAAATATATCCCCAACAGATACAGTTGAGATTTGTTCATGATACTCACCAATCCTGCAAAGGGTGTTAATCACATTGTTATAAGTTTTATTAGTTGTCAGTGCCATAATTTACTCTATTTTGAGATTCTAAATCTGTTTCATAACTAAGCCACGTTAAACATTCTAGTAAGCTTTTATTTGTTATATTATCTAACTTTGATATGTCTGCATTACATAACCTGTACATCACGCCAAACCAACTCCATTTTTCTGCAAATTGATTTGTTGCAATAGCTGTGTCATTTCCTTCTGCTGCTGTGTCAAAACAAATGGCAAAGTCATTAATAATTCTTTCCCTAAAAGATAAAAAAAAACCAGTGCTGATTGCACTTGTTCTGCGGACATCTTTTTCATTTCTTCCGCCCTTATACTTATGTTTCCATCATAAGCATCAATGGTATAAACCCCAGTAGAACTTTCTTCTATTATGGGTCTGTATAAAATTGCCATTAATTCAGGCATGCTTTTTTCTACACCATTTTTTAAATAAGTTTCTATGTCTGCATACTCTCCTAAAGTAATAGAATCTAAGTCAGGATGAAAACCATATTTTTTGCCTTCAATATTTATTATATTTTTTAGAATACTATTTTTATCCTCTTGCATTTCAGAAAGTTTGCCCATAAGCAACGCTATGTCTTTTAATGCAAGTTTGTCTATTAAGCTTTCAGGTATGTCAGATAAAACAGCTATTGTTTCTTTCGCTTCTTTTGCTTTGCTTAATTTTTTTAATTTAATAAGTTTGAGCCATTTATCTAATGTAACATCTGACCAATCATTGATTAGTTTAAATCTTTTTACCTCTTTGTCTTTTTTTATTTTTATGTTCATCTAATATATAATAGAAATTGTTGTTATTTAGTTTAAAAGTGTATATTTGCCAGGTTTTCGTTTTACGTAGTTTGTGTGGGGGGGTGTAGATTTGATCTATGCTCCCTTTTTTTATTGTACAAAATATTTACCCGCATTTGGATTATCTAAATGATATATAACATTGTATCTTATTCCATCAATAGCGTGGTTGTAATTGTCTACATAAAGCTTTGAACCTTTGTCTGCGTAAACATAATTATTTAATTCTTTTGCTATGTTAGTAGATTCAGGCGTTATAACTAATTCAAAGTCTTGCATACGAGTTATACCGCTTTCTATTGTTCCTTTTTTTACTGGCTTGATGTTTACACCTAAATGTTTAAGGTCTGCTATTAGTCTAGGTTCTGCTGAATCTGCAATTATAAGCTTGTTACCAACTTTATCTAAAACAATTTGGGCAAGTTCTTGTGACTTTAATCCATTATTATATATGTGTTCTTTTAAATATATCTTCCTTTTACGTTTGTCTATTGCTACTTCTGTTAAGCTATCAGGATCAATACTAAATCCAAAATCCATACCACAAGACGTTTGTAAGCCATCAGGATTAAATTCACCTATTGACCAGTTTTCAAACACTACACCTTCTGCTTTATCTAACCAACCACCCATTATCTTGTGCGTGTACTTTTTAAAGTTATTATGCTTTATAGTCTTAATACGCTCTAGGAAGCTTTGTGAGAGGTTTTCTTTGTTGTCTAGGTATGTACTGTGTATATAACATACATTGTCTTTGGTGCCGTTAAAACCTGCCTGTACGCCTTTATCCTCAAAAAACCTTTTGTATATCCAGTGTTCCTTAGTAACAGGGTTTAAGATTAATATTATTCTATTTTGTTTATCCTTTTCTCTAATACTTAAGTCAATAGTATCAAATATATCTTCATCAATAAGTTCTTCTGCTTCATCTAATACCCAACAACTAATACCTTGTAAAGACTTTAAACTAGCCGTCTGATTCCCTGCTGACGTTTTAATCCCTCTAAATAGTATATCTGATTGATTGCCTAAGTTTACAACTTCAGCTTTATTTACACTAAAGATGTTTTCAAAACCTAATAGTGTGATCTTTTCTAAAAATTCAGGAATGATAGATAGATGTGCTGATACCATTGTGAATCTTGTGAATAATACTCTTATACCTTCTGTCATTGTAAGCAGGGTTAAAAATACAGTTACAGCAAAAGACTTTCCTGAACCCCTACCGCCTGTGATAATAAAATATCTAGCTTTAGAAGAAAATAGTGCTTGGTATTTATTATTCAGTTTCAGTTTCTACAAATGTTATTACAGGCATATTAATAGCTTTATCTCCTGACGTTACATCTAACCTATTTGTTTCATTCCAACCAAGTCTAGTCTTAGCTGCGTGTATTACAACTGATGGCACTTTGTCTTTAACACATTCATAATACTTTGATTTAATAAAGTCCTGCTGTATGTTTTCTATTTCTTCAACCTTAGTTGCAAATTCTTCATCTTCTTTTAACCACTTATAAAAGTTTGTTCTACTTAGGTCGGTTGCTTTTAAAGCAGTAGTTATTACTC